TCCATGACAGGCTATACACTCCTCTGCATCTTTCAATGCATTTCTAGTTATTTGATTACCAACTTTATCTGCTTGATCAGCAGCACTAGTTCTTAAGTAATATAACCCTTTTAAATTTGCTTTCCAAGCTCTTACATGTACAGAATTAACATAACTTTTATCACTACCAGCAGGAAAGAATAAATTAACTGACTGTCCTTGGCATATAAATGTTTGTCTATCTGAAGCATGTTCAACAATCCACTCTTGATCTAATTCAAATGCTGTTTTGAATATAGATTTTTCATACTCACTTAAGAATACACAATGTTGTACAGAACCTTCATTACTAATAATAGATTTCCATACTTCATCTGTATTTTTATGATACTTTAATAAAACTTGTTCTAAATATTTATTTTTAATTAAGTGTGAACCTACTCTAGTTCTATGTACGTAAGCATTAGACTTAACAGGTTCAATGCTAGGTGTACAGCCACATATAATAGAGCTATTAGCATTAGGTGCAACAGCTAACAAGTGTGCATTACGTTTACCTGAACCTTTCATGTCATCAGGTTCACCTTTTTCTTTAGCTAACAATCGGCTCTCTTCGAGAGCCTCCATCTTAATAGTTCTAAACATACGTTTATTAATACCTTTTGCAATAGAACTTTCAAAAGAAACATTTAAACTTTGTAAGTAACCATGAAATCCCATAGCACCTAATCCTAGAGATCGTTCAGCTATTGCACTACGTTTAGCTTTAATTAAATCATTAGGTGCATTATCAATAAACTTTTGTAATACATTGTCTAAAAATCTAGTTAAATCTCTGACCATAGTGGTGTCTTTCCACTCATCATACATTTCTAAATTAACACTAGATAAACAACATACAGCAGTACGATCTTCATTAGTAGCTAAATGTATTTCATTACATAAATTACTACCATGTATTTTTAAACCTAGCTTTTTTTGTTCTTCAGGTAAATGTTTATTAGCTGTATCTATAAAGTTTATATAAGGAGAACCTGTTCTAAATCTAGCTTCTAATATACGTTGCCATAAATCTCTAGCTCTAATAGTATCTCTTACATAATCTGTACTATTTAAGTCAGGATCTTTTAGCTCCCACATAGCATCATCTTCTACGGCTTTCATAAATTTATCTGTTACATTAACTGCATTAAACAGATTAAAACATTTACGATTAGCATCTCCACCAGTAGGTAATTTAAAATTAATAAACTCTACAATGTCAGGATGAGAAACATCCATGTATGCAGCATAACTACCTTTTCTAGTTTTACCTTGTTTATAAGCTGTCATTTGTGAATCAACAACTTTTAAAAAGGGGATCGGCCCTGGTGCTTTGTCACCGACTGCCCTCACATCAGACCAATGACCACCGACCCCACCACCTTTAACAGATAACCATGCTACTTCAGAGTTGTGAGATATTAAATCTTTTAATGTATCACCTACATAAGTTAAAAAACAAGATATAGGTAAAGCTTTCCATTTCTTTCCTACAGCAGGTGCATTACTAAGCACAGGACTAGCAAACATAAACCATCTATTACTAGCATAATTATATATACGTTGTGCAAACTCTAAGTCACCTTCACAATATGCAACTGAAGCTCTAGCAAAAGCTTCTTGAGGAGATGTTTCATGCTCAAGCATATAATAATCTTTTAATAATTCTTTAGCTTGTTTAGATAAATCTTTATCTTTTGTATAACAAATATTAATACCACTATAATTTATAGTATCCATTAGCTATTACCTTTTTCTAAATCTTTAATTATTTTATTTAAATACCATTTGGCTTTTTTTGCATCTTCTAATGCTTTACCTTTATGCCACATTCTTAATATATATTTAATTACATTACCTTGTGCACAAGCTAGTTGATTTGTAGGTGCTTTATCTACAGCATCATCTATAATGTCAATAGTTTCATACTTACCTTTAGTATAATGAGGAGGATGATTAACTACATCAACATCATATATACTTCCTTTTTCTTTTTTCCAAAACTCTTCATTTTGTTTTTCCCAATTATATAAATCATCTTGTAACTTCATGCATTACCTACAGTTTTAGTCCATGAAGATAAATTATATAAAGTTTTATTTTTATCTTTAGCTGCTTTATTAAAATCAGATTCAGACATTTTATCCATTTCATCTGCTACTCTTTTAGCAAATTCAGTATTAGTATTTAATAAATTAAAACAAGTTACTAATGCATACATAACATCTTTAAGTTCATCTTGTTCTATATCTTTTAATCTTTCTTGAGGCATTACTATAGCATTAACATCTACTGTATGATTCCATTCATTATTTTTAAAGTTAGGTTTTAAAACTATTGCTATATCATCATTTGTTAAGCTATCGTCACCATTACTTTTTTCTTCTACATAATCATCTAACATAATTTCTTTCCTTTAAAAGGTATTAAAGTTTCTTTAAGTTCTATTTGTTTTATTTCTTTAAGCCATTCTATTGGAATTTTTTTTGTTGCATATAAAAAGTTATGTTTTTCACACCAACTAGCATATGTTGATTTAGATCTTTTATTTAATTTAGATTTACAATTAGTAAATACAAATCTAATATCTAACTCAGGATGTTGCTTCTTTATAAGAATATGTTTTCTTCTATCTTGTGCTGTGAATAAACCTTTAGTTTCTATAATGATTCCATTAGGCAATAAAAAATCAGGTGTGTATTTTCTATAGGCTAAATCCTCCCATTCTATTTTTATTGGTTCATATTTAACAACTACATTATTAGAAAGCAATTGATTGCTAACCATTACTTCTAGTCCACTTCTAAATCCTCTATTTATTTTTTTTCTACTATACATTATTAAGTTCTGTATAGCACACCATTGGAGGCTCTTGTGCTTGTGATACTACTGAAGGTCTTTCTTTTAAGTTAGGCCAACAACTATGTCGATAAGAACAAAAGGAACATTCAATGCCTAGCTTTCTATTACCACTAGGTTTTTTTCTATATGTTTCAGGTACATCTTCATAACATCTTCTAAATTTATTTGTTTCTAAATCTTTAATAAGTTGTTTAGTTTTAGCAACAAATTTATTTGTATCTATTTTTCCATTACTAGATACGTGTTTAAATTCTCCTGTAGCTTTATTAATAACCCACCAACCATTTGGTTTTTTATTCATAGCTTTTGCATAACCTGCCAATTGAGCTACATAACCAAAGCTATCTTTATCTGCAAGAGATTCATAATCTTTAAATTTATTTTGATATGACCAAGGACTAGCAGATTTAATATCATCAACCATATCATCTATAATAATATCAGGAGTACCCTTGATCTCACCTGAACTTCCAAGATCAAGGGTTACATTCTCTCCATCTTTATAACTAACACCTGCTGCTTTTAATAAACCTTTAAATATAGCTTCAACTATATCTCCTATCATCATATTAATAACAAAATTACTAGAAGGTGATATAGCTTTTTCAGGTTTATTCTTATCAAACCAAAGTTGACAATAGCTTCTACCAATATTAGACATTCTTAATCTAAACTTAGTATCTCTTTTATCAACAAATTGTTTAATAAGTGCAGTACGAACATCACTTGTAATCTGATCTATAATTTCTTCAGATAAAATAGAGTCAGCATTTTTTACTTTACTTAAGTATTGATGTACTGCAAGTTCAATAGGGTTATTCATTAAGCAGCTTCATCAATGTCAACAAATTCATCTACTACATTTTTAACATCTTTATCTGCTTTACCTTTTATAGAATCTTCATGTGTGCCTATAACCCAATCATTATAGTTTTTAATCCACTCATTAAAGTCTGCAAAAGTTTCTTGGTCTTTTGTTTCTAACTCAATAACTTCAGGCACTAACTCTACTGTAGGTAAATAATATTTAGCACCAGTAGGTATTGTTCTTTCTTCTGTACCTAACTGTAAAAAATGTTGAGGTAGTATTCTATTTTGTTTTGCCATTTGTCCAATAGGTGTACCCATTATTTTAAAAGCATCACGATTATCTACTTCCCAAATAAAAGGTATAGCTTCTTGAGGATCTACATCAAGACCTTTTTCATCTACTGCATTATCAAATGTAACTTCTCCTAAAAGGACTCTAACTCTTTTAATGCTTTTAATTAAATCTTTTGTTGCTTGAGGTAAGCTTTGATAGTCATCAATCCAACCACTAGATTTACCACAATTAAAACCACCATCAGTATCTCTAAGATCAGACTTTAAATCATTAGCCATAACAGTTTTAACGTATCTGTTTTTAATATCCCCATTACCCTGCACAAACTTTTTATACATAAACTTTTGATTAAATAATCTAATTTTAGGATTAGTTTGATAGATTTTATCTCCATCAACAAGCTGTAATACATAACTACCTGCATCAACAACTTCTACTTTTTTTGTTTTACCTTTAATAATAGTTTCACCTAATACACCTGCATGATCTACTTTAAGTCTAGCTAATGTACTGCCTTGTTTTTTAACAGCTATATCTGCTGACATACCCATTGCTTCTGCTAATTGATTAAAGTTATTTTGATTTGTTAATGTTAAGTCTGACATATGTTTGTAACTCCTTGTATATTTTCCTGGTCTAGCCAGTTGTTACCTATTTTTGCGTCTAATATTAATGGCACATTAAAATCCATATACCATTTCTCTTTAATTAAAGGTATTAAATTACCTTCTATCTCTTTTATAATAGCATATATTTCAGATACTTCACTAGGAAATACATCTATTACTATACTATCGTGTACTGTATTTACAATTACACTACGTAAGTCCTTAAGCTTTTTATAAAATTCTACTAGTACAAGTGGCACTATATCAGCCGTGGCTAATGATTGTACAGGATAGTTTTTTATTTGTGTAAAGTATGTTACTGAACCATCTTTCTTTCTTTCTACATTAGGAAATGAAAAACATCTACCAGTAAAAGAATTAAGATAACCATCACGTAAAACAGATTTAGCCAAACACTTATGCCAATTAGCAATACCTTTATACTTTTCTAAAAAATGTTCATAATATCTAGCTTCAGCTTTAGTCCTACCATAACCTGATGCTCCATATAAAGGTGCAAACGTATGTGCTTTAGCTACCTGCCTAGTAGTAGGTTGTCCTGCATTACTAATAACCTTGGCAGTATAAGCATGCACATCAAACCCTTCAGTCACTTCTTTAATAGCTACAGGATCTTGACTTAGAAATGCAGCAACTCTAAATTCTAATTGTGCAAAGTCAGCCTCTAATATTTTTCCATTATCAAATCTAGATACAAATACTTTTTTAACAGGAAACGTAGAACCTCTTGGCATATTTTGCATATTAGGATTTGATCCACTAAATCTACCTGTAGCAGTTACGTGTTGATTAAGTCTTACATGTAACTTATCATCATGCTTAATAAAGTTTTGAATACCATCTACAAAGTTTGATAGATAACTATTGATAGCTGATAGTTTTTTAAGATTACTTAAAAATACTGTAGCTTCTTTCATATTTTTACTAGATGCAGAAGCTTCTAATATTTCTAAGTTATCTTTACTAGTACCAAATCCATTAGCAGATGCCCATTTAGCAGAAGGTGGATTAAACTTTAAACCTGCAACATCTTTAGTATTTTTATATATAAGTCCATTATCACATGATGGACATTTAGTAGATCGTTTATATAAAGAACCATTCTTTTTAGTTTTATAAAAGTATCCTTTACCTTTACATGAAGAACATTGCTCTGCTTTAGTTTTATATAAAGTTTTAAAATGTATAGATACTAACTTTTTAAACTCAGGTGTAGGTGTATATTGATTTAATGTAGACAAGTTACCCCAAGCTTTTTTATCTATAGGTTTTCTACTAAATAAAACCCAGGATAACTGTTCAGGGCTGCTTAAATTAATATTAGTATCACCCATTAGATGTTTACAGTATAAATTTAATTGTTTTTCTAAATTATTTTTTTCTTGTATAAAATCTTTACGAACTTCATCTAACTTAGCTGTATCAATTTTAAATCCTGATTGATACATACGAGCTAATACAATAGTAACTTCATTTGTTAGTTGTATTGTTGGTGGATATATGCTACCCTCTAGTCTTTTAAGTTGTTTTTCATACACTTCCTTTGTTGCACCAAGATCGTGTTTTAAATAAGTTTCAAGTTCTAGTCTAGGTATTTCTCTTGTACTATATCCTTTTTTAAAATACTCTTTAAGTGTGTCATCCTTTTGTGTATTACATTCATATCTTTCAGCAACAGCTTTAAGTCCTAGGGATGCTTTAATACCAGCTTGTAATATATATTCAGCAAGCATAGTATCAAACACTTTACCTTCATATTTAAAACCACTTTCCCATAACCATAGTAAATCGTGAGATATATTGTGACCTATAAGTAATGTTGTTTTATCTAAGTAATCTTGTATAGCAAATTTATTAGATATAAGATCATCCTCTCTAGTAGTATCCACATGGTCGAAAATATAAGTGGATGGATTTTTAGCAGCCAATGACTGAACACCAACCATAACCAAAGAATTACCCCTCTCGAATGGGTCAAGGTGTAACTTATTGTTTTTAGTTGTTGTTGTATTTTCAACATCAAGTACTAGTTCCATATTTCTTTTCTCCTAAATTTGTACCCATTGTTGTGGCAAACTTTTGTCTTGAAGCATTAGCACTATCTACATATCTTACCTTGCTCCTAGCATCAATACCATTTATTCTCTCGCCTAACCATCTGATAACAGGCACAGCCATGCTATTGCCTAGTGCTTTATACCTGTGTCCGTCAGGTGTATGAGGTCTATTGTTATAAGGTATTTCAGTATACCCACATGGAAACCCTTGTAGTCTTTCACACTCTACAGGTGTCAGTCTTCTAATAACAGACTTGGGTTCTTCTTTGTGATGAATTAATTGTTTATCATTCGTAGCTGTGAGAGTAGGTGCTTTACCTGTGGAATCATAAACACGTTGGCTAGATTCAAACACACCATCCTTGTATTCAAACTCCATAATCTGATCATCAAATGTATCATCTTTAATATCTAAACATTTTTTTAGATCAAACCAAACATCATCTGAAGGTATAGCAAAGCTAGAGTCTGTCCTAAACCAATGCTCAACTTTTGTCACAGGTATAGATAACTCTTCAGCTATTTGTTTGTTGGTTTTTTTGCTGTTGGATTTACAAGTTCTCAACAATTGTTGTAGATTATCTATATCAACTTTATGTTTACGAACTTTAACTTCCTCAGTTATATCTCCAACTTTAACTAATGGTGTATTGTTACCACCTGTACCCCATCTCGCAGTTACAGTCGTACAAGTATCCCCCATGTCTGTGACTCTAGAATCATTAGGATGGGATTCATATACAGTAGGTACAAATCTAGGACAATCCGAGTTAATATGTTGATCTTCTAAACCCATCTTGTCTCCATACCTAGCATCAAGTGTGTTACTTATTCTCGAAGGCCACCTGTTGTCTGTAGTAGAGCTTCCTCTAGTTTCTTTGGTAGAATCTTTCCCCTTTTGTCTGCTCTCCTCAGTATCCCTCGACAGGCTTTCGGACTCAAAGAGTATCTCTGCGGCACTTCTCCAGTCTCCTGAAGAACATCCAACAACAAAGACTCTTTTACGTCTTTGGGGTACTCCGAAGTATTGAGCATCCAAAGTTCTGTAGGCGAACCCATACCCGATTTCTTGAATCGCCCTGATGAAGGAGCTAAAGTCTTCTCCCTTCTTGGAGGACAAAACTCCAGGGACATTTTCCCAGATGAAATATTTGGGTTTAAAGTGGTCAAGTAATCCAATATAGGTGAGGGCAAGGTTTCCTCTTGGGTCTTCAAGTCCTTTCCTGAGTCCTGAGATACTGAACGATTGGCATGGTGTTCCTCCGATAATAAGGTCAACTGATTCATTTATATTCCACTCCTTGTAGTTAGTCATGTCACCTAAGTTAGGCACGTTTGGGTAATGGTGTTTCAGAACAGCAGACGGAAACTTATCTACCTCAGAAAAACCTAGAGGATTCCACCCTAGTTTATTCCAAGCTACAGTAGCCGCCTCTATTCCAGAACATACTGATATGTAGTTCATGATGAATATACTCCTGTATCAAATTTGCTATTAACTCTACACTTAGAAACTGTTACATACCTGTTTAATGAGGGTTTAAAATAAGTGTATCCTGTCCTATCATGTGGAGCAGCAGACTTTCTATTTTGTATTTTGTAACCTCTTGCTACATATCTTTCAATAGCTTTATCTCTATCCTTTAAAGAAACATTTTTTGTTGAACCTAGTAAATTTAATTTATGTAGCTCTCTAATTCCTGCATGTCCTCCAGGTATAGCATTGCAACCCATAGGATATAGACTATCATGTTCAACAAATGCTTCTTCATAATCATATATCTCATCTAAAGTATCACTATGTTTTAATATAAAAAGAGTTACTTTAATATCATTAAACTTATTTAATTTTAAATACTTATGCCATAGTTTATGAAAAAAATAACCAGTATTATTTTCTGCATTTTTTTTATGCTCTATAAATCTTTGAAATACATCTCTTTGTGTTATTCCATGATAACAAAAGGTAAAACTTTCACAAGATTTGTTAAACAAAGAGATAATAGTTTTATGTTCTTCTGATGATTCAATTAAATCTGCTACATGAATGAGAACTTTATAAAGTTTATATTTTTTTAATTTTTCTTTTTTAAAAAATATTTTATGCTCTAACCAAATATCTAACTTTTTATCTGTATATTGAATACGGAAAGGGTTTTCAAAAAACATCCTACAATCTGTCTTATCAAATTGTTTTGTATTTAAATAAGAACATTTAACTTTATATACTTTTTCTTTAAATTGAGGATTAAATTTTATTTTTCTTTTCATTTTTTCATTTAAAAAATTAATCACTTTAGGGGAATAATATAGTAAATCTTCGTTTAAATTACAGTATTCTAGTTTTTTAGAACCTTTATTATTATTAATAATTAAACAACCTGGTTTATTTAAATTAGCAACAGATTTTACTGTAAAGTATTTATTCAAAGCTTGCCAATTAAAAGCATAGCCTTTTTTATTTAAGTATGTCTCAGTTGCTATTCCATCTAAGCTAAACACATATTCATTTTGTTTCATGATGAATATACTCCTGTGTGAAAGTCAAACTCACAATTAACAATCCTATGAACTCCTGATATTTTATTCTTGACAATGTTTAGATACCTTAGTCCATCGT